TGGTGCAGGGCTTGACCTCGAGCGCGCTCCCGGTTCTTCACGAACTTCAATCGGTGGATTCGACCGCTCAAGCACAACCTTCAAGGCCAAGATCTATGGCGCTCAGGACTCCATCGCGATGGAGGACATTCTTGACTCTCAGTATCCGGGGAGTGAAGAGCAGCGCATCGCTCGCAAGGTTGCTCGAGTGATGAAGCTCGCAAGAGAGAAGCGCTTCGCTGATGTCCTCTTTGACTCAACAGCGTTCGCCAACTCAACACCGGCTACTAAATTTGATGCCGCTGGCGCTGAGCCGCTCACCTTCCTTCATGAGCTTAAGGATACTGTCTTTGCTGCTGCTCATGGGATCAACCCAGACAGCCTCATCTTTGGGCGCGATGTCTTCCGACAGTTAGCGCGTAACCCAGAGATAAGAGGCTATGTGGGGTCAACCTCCAACGGGCTCGCAAGCGGCAACCGCATCCTTAATGATGAGGCTGTTCTCTCTGTGCTTCGTGATGTGCTTGGAATTCCAAATGTTTACGTTGGCCAAGCTCGCCAAGATAACGCGGTTCCCGGCGCGACTAGCTCTGAAGCTTACATCTGGAACGGTGAGAGCATCTTCATGGGGATCCTCAAGGGCTCTGACGCAATCGTCCAGAAGAGTGGCAACGTCAAGGGCATGCCAGTAGCGGCGCTCAACTTCCAGTTTGGCAGCATGGTGGCCGGTCAATATGACAGCCTCGATAAGACACGCCGCTATGTCTACGCTGAAGAAGTCCACGCGGTTCAAGCGATTGATTCAACGCTTGGTCACGTTGTGACTGACTGCTTGACCTGATCCATGTTGATGCTCAGTGAGTGCACTTGTGGAGCTACTCAGCCCACATTGTTATCAGAGGATGCTGACCGCAAAGCTATAGATGATCTGTCACGACAGGTTAAAGGGCGGCGTGGTCCTCTGGCTCAACTCACTCGAGCTAAACGCGATCAGCTCATTGCTGAAGTATCGGCTGAGCGTTCGTTTGAAAAAGCGATGAGCTCAGCGCGGCGCGATCTCCTTGATTTAATGGAACTCGCGATATCCTCCCAAGACCCTCAACTCTTGCTTCAACTCGATGATCAGCAGCTCATGGATTTTATCATGAGAGGCGGCATGGGGTTAGCTGTTGATGAGTTCGTTGAGAGTCAGGAGAGGATCAGAGAGGCGGCGTTGAGAGGGCTTCAAACGATTGAACCCAATCTTGACCTCAACTCAATTCCAGAGCTTGACACCATTCAAGCTCAAATCACTTCTCAGGTCTTCGAGGATGTAATCCTCCCAGATACTAAGAAAGCGGTGAGGAGTGCGCTCACCTCAATCTCTGTTGGTGTGCCAGCTGAGATCATTATGAGTGATCTCAATCTGACACTCACACGAAGCACAGGGCGCCAGCTCACAGAGGTCAAGACAGCGATCTCACAATATGGGCGCTCAATCTCAGCGGCTGCTGCTGTGGCTGCTGAGCTCGATCATTATTTATACACGGGACCACAGGACGGAATCACCAGAGCCTTCTGTAAACCTCTGGTTAACAAGGTGGTGACCAGTGCTCAAATGAGTCAGCTGAACAATGGACAAGGTCTCCCAGTGATCACCAGCGGCGGCGGCTATAATTGCCGGCACAGCTGGAGCCCAGTGACCGCTTCATTCATTGACTCGGCTGGGCTCGATGTCGCGAAGTCGGCAGATATCAGGAAGGCCAACCAAGGGGGCAAGCGATGAGGAAGACACCCACTGGTCAAGTGATTCACTTCATTTGGAATCCCAGATCACCATACACAGGCAACGCCACTTTGACCGTTGACTTCAGCACACCCTTCTCAAGTGTGCTGACTCAACAGAGATCAGATGTGAGCGTAACCTCAATCGCCACAGACAGGAGAACGCTGACGCTCTCTGCTCCCGTCGCTGTTGCGCTCGAGCGTGATGAGGTCAGAGCGTTCCTGACTACCACTAGAGACACTTGGTATTCAGTCAAGGTGAGCAGGCTTGGAGGCTCAACCGCTGTTCTTGCTGAGCCACTACCAAGAGAGCTTGATCTCACTTCAGCCGCTACGCTTAACTTTGCTTCAGCGGCTGTTGATATTCCAGCGGTCAACGCGGTCACCGGGCTCTATCCTTACAAGATCGCCTATGAGTCAGAGGCCGGCTCGAACGTCGTTGAGTGTGGAATTCTGAAGGTAACTCCACGACCCTTTGACACTGGGCTGAATCATGATCAGCTCGTTGATCGTTTCCCCCAGTTAGCTGACATGGTCCCAAGGCGTCAAAGCGATCTCTTACCACAAATCAGCGCGGCGCTTGATGAGATGATCTTAGCGATTCGTGACCACGTCGTTGCTGATGGCGTGACTGAAGATGAGGTCTTCAACCAAGGCTCCTTCATGAGCGCTCACGCCTACTGTACAGCGGCGCTCGTGTACGAGTCAGCTCTCCAGCTTGATGTCGCTGAGCAGATGAGGGCGAGGTGCCAAGAGCTGCTTGAGGTTGCTCTCAGATCAGTGACTCTTGACCTCGATGGTGATGGGGTTATTGATGAGGGAGAGATTGACCTCAGACGCACCGGCGGCAGCTCAACCGACTTCAGAGCGAGCTGGCGCGGCTACGTCAAGAGCGCTAATGATTCGCGGTTTACGCCAACGCGAGGAATGAGGCACTGATGGCGGCAAAGATTAAGCTGAACTTACCGCGCTCATTATGGACCGCTCAGGACTCTCTGAAGGTCGCGCTGAATACTCTGGCATCAATCAAGCTCAGAACAGGCAAAGGGCTGGACGCCAATGGCAAGCCTTTCAAGCCTTACAGCACTACTCCCATTTATGTGGCGAAGCGAGGAGCGCGGCTCAAGCCAAAGGGTGGCAGGCCCAGTCGAACAGGCAAGAGCATTTATTATGAGGGCGGCTATAAGCAGTACAAGCACCAGAGTAGGAGACGTGACAAAAGCGCGGTGAGCGCTGAAGTTGACTTGGTCCTGAGCGGCAACATGATGAACAACTTGGTGGTCAAGAGAGTCACCAACACAGGCTTCACCATTGGCCTCACCAAGCATGCTCAATATGGATTCGCTGTTAATGAGACTCGTGAGTTTATCGGGCTAAGCCCTGATGACGTTGACGTTTTGGTTGAGGCTGTTGAGGCCGAGTTGAGGCGCAAGCTATGAGCCAAGGAATCGCGGCAGCTCTCACTCACCTAGAGAGCATGATCATGGACGTGACCCCAAAGCGAGATGTGCATCATGGGTTTGTTGCTCTGGCTCGAGGAGATGGCAGCACACCACCATTGACTCAGCGGTCGAACTCAACGCGCTTCTTCACTCTGGACATCTCTGGCTTTACTGAGGACGATGGCGCGGCCGGCCTCTCAGGTCGCAGACGTTCCACCATTAATCTCAATGTGCGCTATGACATCCCAAGAGACGCGCTCTATCTGCAGCGTATGATTTCAGAGGACGCCGAGAGTTTACTCGTGAAGCTCAAAGGGCCGGACTATGATCTGGCGAACACTGGGATAGTCTCAGTGATTCCAGCAGCGCCAATCTTAACGCCGGTTGACGCGGTCAATGATACCGGCGCGTTTATCCTGACCCTTCCTTTTGTCCTGTTATATTTGGAGGCCTAATAATGACAGTAACTCATAGATCAATCAGCGTAGCGAAAGAGAGCAGCTTTGGCTCACTCAGTAGCTCCACTGGTCTCCCTGATAATTCAGGGCTCACCTACATCTCAATTCCGTGTGAGCGTGACCCCATCATCATACCCGGTGAGGTGGTGGCCTCAGAGCGTAATGACGCTCGAGACGGTTCTTACTTTGTACCACCAGAGCCAGACACAGTGTGGAGCGGCGGCAGTCGAGTGAGGCGGCGCACTGGTCAAGTAGTGGTTCGGGTTGACCTCACCACAATAGGCACAGGCGCTGACACCTACGCCTCTAACTATCTAGGCCACCTCTTAGGCGCTGGGCTTAAGAATCAGCTCCCCTCTATTGTTGATGGTGACGCGGCGAGCGCGATCACTAGCGTTAACCAGTTCACTCCAACCACGCCTTATGCAGTCGCTGACACGGGCTGCTTGATTGGCGCTGAGCTCAATGGGCGCGCTGAATATTCAGCGATCTCTGATAATGATGTTGGTGGTGATGTGACGGTTTCACCTGCCTTCAGCGCTGGCTTCACTGGAACGCCCACGCTCTATTCATTGGCCACTTGGTACGTTCCATCTAGAAACGACACAGGGACCAAAGATCACTCGTTGAGCTTTCGCGTTGATGGCGTCAATTATCGCTCCTACGCTTATGGCTGTGTTCTCGAGAGTCTCTCGATCTCGCTCGACAATGGCCGGCTTATGGGAGAGTTCACTTATCAGGCGGCGCTCATCCAAGACGACCACGCCAGTGCGGTTGGTCCAATCGAGCCCACCTACAACGCGGGCTCACCTCCATTCTTCAGGGGCTCATATGTCGTGATCTCTGATGGCTCGCCAGCAAGCCTTTCAAATGGCACAGTGGGAGAGACTCAGGGACGTATCGCGCTGGACTGTGAAGACTTCACGATGACGCTCACCAACACTCTCACACCACTGGGACACTCAAACAGCATACTAGCGATGAGCGGTATGGATATCAGTGACGTATCAGTTGAGCTCTCTCTCACTCTCTCAACGGTCAACACGACAATAGCGAACGATTACTTTAACCGCACTGTTCGCCAAGTCATCGTTGGGACGGGCCCAATTGCAGACGGCAAGGGTTGCGCCATCATGATTCCAGCGGCTCAGCTTACTAATGATCCAAGCGCTTATGATGTGAGCGGTAATGATATTGTTAGACAACAGCTCACCTATCAGCAGAGCCGTTATGCTGGTGACTTCACCACGGCATCATATGAAGCCAACGCTGGAAACTCACCGTTTAGACTAGGGCTTGGTGTCTGATGTTGCGCTTCCTCACCGACTCCTCACAGACTGTTGAAGTAGTGACGACCTGTGACCCTGAGGTGTTATGTGATGACACCCAAAGACAGCTCTATCTTGAATCGGGTGATATCGAAGCGCTTGAGTCAGTCGGTGAGGGTGCTACATGCTTTACCCTTAAGGCCCTCTCACCGAGTGAGAGAGAACAGGCTGAGGTTAGAGCGGGAGCTCTTCAGAGGTCAGAGCTTGGACGGCTCCTCTGGTCTGAAGCTCCTAGCAGCTCCACAGATCGAGCGCGCTGGCATCATGAGCTCTCTGATGATGAGCGTGAGGCGATGGCTGAATATCAAGCCTATTTATCAAGGGTCTACCTTGAAATGATTAGAGGATCCCTTGTTCATATTGATGGCGAAGAGGCGAGCGTTGAACAGCTCGACATGATTAGGCCAGACAGTCACAGGGTTCAGGTCATCTCAGAACTGGTTCTTCACATTCAGAGAATCAGTCTGCTAGGCATCGAGGGAAAATAGCGCTGGCGGCTTCGGTGTGGCTTGGTCACTCTCGAGGCCGCGCTTGGAGTTGCGACCAATGCAGAGCTAACCCAAAGCTGAGAGCTCAGCGCGGCTCATGTGGTGGACCCTTCAAGCAGGGCTTGCCGCTTGTTCAAGAGGATGAAGAGGGCCGCTTTGTTGAGGGCTTCAGGGTCTGCCCCGACAGCGGCGAGGACTTCAGTGACCTAAAGATTAGGTCTTGCCCGGTGGCTGGAGCCAACAGGATGGCCAGCATCATCGTCTCATATCGTCGCCACCAGTCTGGCCTTCTTTCTATTGAGCGAGCATATCCTAAACCGACTTGTGCTATCATTGAGGCGTTCGAGACCCTACACATAAACTCAGAGTCAGCCCGTGTCAGGGCTCATGAGAGAGCGATGAGGGAGAGTCATGGCAACTAATGAACTAGAGATTGATGTAACCCTTGACGCGAAGAGCGCACTGGCTGGGCTGGAGAAGCTGAAGAAGGGTGCTGAAGAAGTTGGTGAGGGGTTTGCCTCACTGAGTGAATCGGTCACTGAGCTGGGCGGGGAATCAGGTGAAGCGCTTGTGGGCTTAGGCGAGAGCGTTGGGGGGGTGGTCACATCAATGAAGGATGTGACCGCTGCTGCCACTGGTGCTGGTGCTTCCTTCACTGCTTTGATTGGTCCCATTGGCGCGGTTGCTGTCGCTGCCTATGGAGCTTATGAGGCGTTTGTTGCTTTCTTTGGAGCTAGTGAAGAGGCTGAAGCCCATGCTGAAGCGCTGGCCGAATCTTACAAGGGAGCGGCCGCTGACCTCACAGACTTTATGAAAGAGCTGGCCATGTCTGGTCAGACTCTCTCAGTAGAGAGGGTTAGAGAGCTTGAGCAAATCTCCAGACTTTCTCAGGCTCAATCTGATCAAGCAAAGACTCTGAGAGAGGAGAGCGCTGAGCGAAGAACTAAAATTGAGCTGCTTCGTGAAGAGATGCGAACGCAAGATGAGCTGATAAATCAGCTGTCAGGGACTCAAGCAAGTTACGCAACGTTAGTGTCATTGACTCGTAAGCAAAGCAAGCTTAGGACTGAAGCGGCCCAGCTTTCTCGTGAGGCAGCTCAAAGAGATCATGAGGCGGCTCAGCTGGTGGTTGAGGGAGCTAAGGCGGCTGTCCAGCTTGAGGAGGCGAAGCGTGAGGAGTTCAAGAAAACCGCTGAGTTTAGACAGCAGGTTCAAGACAAAGAGAGAGCGCTTTTAGAACAGGCGGCCATTGATCGCCTTGCCAGACTTCAGGGGAGTGCTGAAGCCGAGATCGTCACCGCAGTCACAGCGTCAGATCGCAAAGTAAGAGCAGTAAGAAAAATTGAGGATGTCGCTGAGCGCGTCAAGAGTGAAGCGGTTGCCGCTGAGCGCGTGAGGCTTGAGGCTGAGATTGATCAGATCAATGAAAGGGCAGAAGCGAGGAGGAAAGCAGAGCGAGCTAGGCGGCTTGCAGCTCGCCGCGCTAATGCCGCCAAGGAGCTGGCGCTTGAGCGTATTAAGCAGGCAGAGCTTGCAAGGATCAGGATGGCAGAGATTGAGGCCATCAGGCTCAACGGGGCTAGTGCTCTTGAAGTGTTGCAGCTTCAGTATGAAGTTCAGGTAACGCTCGCCGGTGACAATCAGCGCAAGCTTACAGCGCTGGAGCTTGAATTCGAGAATAAGCGCACTGTGATTGTGCAAGAGGAAGAGCGCAAGAGACAAGAGGCGGCGAGGGTTGCCGCTGAAGAAGAGCGGCGAAGAGCCCAACAGCGTCAAGCGTTTATCCTCAGTAGTCTGGAGTTCGATGCTCGAATGATGGAGGACGGACTTGATAAAGATCTGACGCTACTTGACCTCAAATACCGTCGAGAGGTTGAGCTTGCAGAGCATTCACAAGAGGAGCTCACTGAGCTTCAGAGGAGGCATGAGGCTGAGCGCCTCGCGATCACTGAGAGGTCAGTCAAGACTCAGATTGAGACGTTGGCCCAATACACG